TTTGCAAATGGTACAGGCGTAACAGGAGCAAACACAGATTTAGCACAGTTAGCAATAGATCCAAATGAATTTGATAGTCTTACCACTGTGAAAGTAGAACAATCAAGATCGGGAACCAACAACTCCAATACTTTACTCACGTAGTAATAAAAGGTAATTAATAGTATGGCAATACCAAAGCAAACATATGGTGATAGAGTCGCACAATGGGCAGAAAAGAAAGGTGGTGGTGAAGTAACCACACCAGGTCCTTTTCTTGGTGTTGTTAAAAACAATCTAGATCCAACACGAAGCGGACGTTTACAGATTTATATCCCAGATTTAGGTGGCGATGAAAACGAAACACAAAACTGGCGCACAGTTTTTTATGCAAGTCCTTTTTATGGTTCAACATTTCAACCTGAATCCACAGAGATAACTGCTCACGACAAAGTACACCACAACTATGGTATGTGGGCTATCCCACCAGACATTGGCAACGAAGTACTGTGTATCTTTATCAATGGTGACCCGGATCGAGGTTACTGGTTTGCTTGTGTTGACAAGCATTTAAGCCACAACGGACTTCCGTCTCCCAACAGTAGATTTGATGTAAGCCCACAAGAGATAGGAACTGTTCAAAGCGGACTAGTAAAAGCTAGTAATGCACTAGGACGTAAACAACCATCAGGCGAATTCAATGAAGCAAAACCTGGTAATGTTGGTCGTACATATCTTAACAATGCTCGTAGTATACACGAATACCAAGCTGAGATATTAATCAATCAAGGAATAGACGGTGATACAGTTCGTGGACCTGTAAGCTCAAGTAGTCAACGAGAAACTCCTAGCATGGTGTTTGGTATTTCTACTCCTGGTAGACCCACCAGTGATCCATCTTTAGATCCTGATTATAAGCAAAGACTAGAACGTGGAGAACTCACTGAAGAAGATTATGCAATTCGTCAGCGTCGAGGCGGACACAGTATTATCTTAGATGATGGTGATATTAATGCACAAAACCAAATTTTAAGATTGCGTAGTTCAGGTGGACATCAGTTACTGTTTGTTGATGACACAAAAGATGCAAAAGGAGGCGATAATCATCCCACAGGCCCAATTATTCAATTAATACACGGCAATGGTAGTAGCTGGTTAGAATTTGACAGCGACGGAAATTTATTTGTTTATGCTTACAAAGGTATTCATCTACGCACAGAAGGCGAACTAAATCTACATGCAGACGATAATATTAATGTTCACACAGAAAAGAATTTTAATATTCATGCAGATGGCGACATCAATCTTGACAGTCAGAAAAACACAACAATAAAAACAAACCTAAAATTAACTGAATATGCAGGTAATATTGATGTTGGTACCGGCGGTAACTATACACTTAGCGCAGGTTCAAAAATCAATCAAACCAGTGGAGGCGATGGCAATTATTTTAGTAAACGCATAGACCTAAATACTTCGCCTGGTCCTACTATTCCAGATCCAGGCAACTTGAAAAAATTCTTTCATGAAGATGTTACCCGCGGTAGTTTGTCAACTCCGTGGACAGTGGTCAAGAACGCCAAGATTAGTATCAATAGTGTAGTTCCAGCACATGAGCCATGGAAGAGACAAACAGGTTTAGCTGTTACAGATACTGGTTTTATTGTTGGACAACAACTTGAAGCCGCTGAATCTGCAAGACAAGAAGCACTAACAGCAGATACGTTTGCTAATACATTTAGTACTATTGCTGGCGGTTCGTCTCCGCCCAGCACAGGATCTAATGCAGGACAAAGCAGTTCAGGAGCAGCCGCAACAGGAACAGCAAAACCATTGGGCGGCGGCGCAGGAACAGGAAAACCTCCAACAGGAGCACCTAAGACTACTGCTCCTAGCAGTGATTCTGGACCAACTAGTGCTCAAGGTAGCGGAGTTAGTAAAGGTATCAAACCAGGCGATGTTTCACGCAAAGATGCTCCGCCTGTAACCTCAGGTGTTGCTGGACTAACACCTGAACAGACTCAAGCATTAAAAACACAAATTGCTAAAAACGAAAGTGGATTTGACTATGGCGCTGTTAACCAATTTAACTATCTAGGACGCTATCAAGTGGGTGGTGCAGTGCTACAAGATCAAGGACTGCTACGTCCTGAATATGTTAAAAAATACGGCAACAAAGCCGCACTATATCCTGAAGCATGGACAGCAAAAGCTCACAGCATGGGTATTACAAGTCAAGCAGACTTCTTGGCTAATGGCGCAGTACAAGAACAAGTAATGGACAACCTATTAGTTAGTAATGCCAAAACGTTGGGACGAATTGGTGGTATAAGACCCGGAGATTCAGCTGGAACAACAGCAGGTATGCTACAAACTGCACACTTACTAGGTGCAGGCGGTGCTAAAAAATGGAGAAATGGCGGCGGCGGTGCTGATGCTAACGGCACAACAGGTGCTATGTACTTCAACAGAGGTAGACATGCTGTCGAAAATGTTGCTTCAGCATAACAGGTAAATATTATTATGGCTACAAGATATAGAGGATTTAGTACGATTGGACGGTATAAAAAGTTCAGAGCAGTAGATACTGAACTTGTTAAACAAGATCTAATCAATCATTTTAACATTCGCAAAGGCGAAAAGTTAATGAACCCAGAGTTTGGCACAATCGTCTGGAACTGTTTATTTGAGCCTTTTACCGTTGAACTGCGTGATTTAATCATAAAAGATGTTGCACGTATTGTCAACTACGATCCTCGCGTTAAAGCCACACAAATCCTAGTAGATGAATATGACCATGGTTTACAAATTGAAATAGATATGGAACATATTACAACAAACCAACAAGATTCATTAACACTACAATTTGATAGAGAATCAAATCTAGCCTCAGAATCTTAATATACGCTGTTTTTAAATAAGCTAAATAATGTATATTGCAATTATTTAGGACACTACAATGGCGTTGAGCAACAGACAAACAAGTTTACTAGTTCAGCAAGACTGGACTAAAGTCTACGAAACTTTCAAAGAAGCAGACTTCCAAAGCTACGACTTTGAAACATTACGTAAGACTATGATTGACTACCTACGTACTTACTATCCCGAAGACTTCAATGATTTCACTGAAAGCAGTGAATATATTGCATTAATTGATCTTATTGCGTTCTTAGGACAGAGTCTTGCATTCCGTGCAGATTTAAATGCACGTGAAAACTTTATTGATACTGCTGAACGTAGAGATAGTATTCTTAAACTAGCACGCCTAATTAACTATGTTCCTAAAAGAAATATTGCAAGTTCAGGATTACTTAGAATTGAAAGTGTCAGTACCACAGAAAGTGTGTTTGATAGCAATGGTACAAACCTAGCTAATTTGGTTATTGGCTGGGATGATCCCAGCAATGATAACTGGCAAGAACAATTCAATAATATACTCAATGGCGCATTAATTGATAGCCAAACCATAGGAAAAAGCGGCAACTCAGGTGTTGTTAACGGCGTTAACATCAACGAGTATTCAATACGTATTCTCAGCGGAGTACTTAGTGCATATTCTTTTACCACTGAAATTGAAGGCACCCAAATGCCAATTGAAGTTGTTAGTGGTACAGCCACCGGCAAAGCATACATCTACGAACAAGAGCCTAAACCCAATGGTATGCTGAATATTTTATATCGAAGTGATAATTTAGGAAATAGCAGTAACAACACAGGATTTTTTGTTTACTTTAAACAAGGTGCAATCAACAGTGTTGATTTCAACATCACTGATGCATTGCCTAATAGACTAGTAAACATTGACTTTAGCAACATCAATAACACAGATGTTTGGCTATATCAAGTTGACAGCAACAACAATATCACTGATCAATGGACACAAGTACCAGCTATTAACGGCCTTAACATCACCTATAATAAATCAAATGAACGCAACTTGTATCAAGTTATAACACGCAACGACGATCAAATTGGATTGAGTTTTGGTGATGGTAGTTTTGCTAATATTCCACAAGGCAAATTTAGACTTTATTATCGTCAGAGCTTTGGCACAAGCTATAAAATTACTCCAGACGAAATTCAAAATATTGTTATTCCAGTAGAATACCTTGACCGCACTGGCAGACCGCAAACACTAAGTTTAAGTGTAAGTCTCAAGTACACTGTTGCAAATGCTAGTGCCAGAGAAACTATTGAAGAAATTAGACAAAAAGCACCTCAACAGTATTATACACAAAACCGTATGATCACTGGTGAAGATTATAATATTTTCCCATATACATCATTTAACAATGTTCAAAAAGTCAAATCAACTAACCGTACCAGTTCTGGTGTTAGTAGATTTTTAGACGTTGTTGACGTTACAGGCAAGTATTCAAGCACAAACATTTTTAGTTCAGATGGTCTACTCTACAGAGACGAATATGTTAAAAGTATTAATTTTAGCTATCAAACAACCAACGAAATTTTTAACATCATCAACAACATTATTAGTCCAATTCTCAGAGATAAACCAGTACAGCATTTACACTATGCCAAACTAGATAGAACTAATCTTGAAGGTTTAAGTTGGACCACAGCAACAGGTACTCTTGTTACCAACCTAAGCTGGCAATTTGAAAGCGAAAGCACAAACAAAAGCGTAGGTTATATTTTAGGCCCTGACAGCGGGTCAGCTGATGGGTTACCGTTTACAACAAAAAGTATTGGCCCAGGTATAACTGGCGCATTACGAGATGTGCAGGTTGGTGCTATTGTTAAGTTTGGAGCAGGCGACGGCAAATATTTTAATGCACGTAATAAAATTGTAACAGGTACAGTTAGCAAGGATAGAGATAGAACCTTTATCTATGCCAGTGTACAGCGTATTGATCAAATCACAAAACAGGTTACTATCAGCGAATCAGTTCCAACAGGTGCTGTTCCGTTAGAAGTTATTCCAGTGTTTAAAAACATATTGAGTGATAGTTTAACCAACGAGATGGTAACTCTTATTAAAATCTATAAGAATTTTGGTTTACGCTACGACACAAGCATTGATGGGTGGGCATTGATTGACAATGCTGATCTAAGTGACGAAGCATTGTCTAC